GGAGAGGGGACCTTCTAAGGGTCTAGAGTCAAGGGAGGGGCTTAAGCCCCCCCAAACGCTACGATTTATTAAATTAATGAGTAGTGTTGATTCTTCACTTTTATGAAGGACCGTAACATGATCTCACCAATTACCTATTCAATTTATATTAATGGTTTAATTGGACTAGTACTAGAAACAAGGTATTCCACCTTCTTTAGAGTATCTAGCTCTTTATGTCATTTGATAAATTGATCAGGTCTTTTGTGACCCATTATGTTAAAAGCTTTTGTCCACAATTTGGAGATGATCTCAATATGCTTAGATTTAGATCTATGCATATAAGAAATCATATCAAAATTGTCCATCGTCACATTTAAACATACAGCCATTAAATCTACCTTATTAGATTCGAAAAGTTTAAAAACTTTTTTCATCCTTAAGATATGATTATTATATGACGTATATAGTGGGATGGCCTGGATATTACCCCTATCAATTACAAAATCTTTTTCATTTGTACCTCACATTAATTTGTAAAAGTACGCTGAGAAAGACCTTCAATTGTAGGCCATATCCAGACGGGCAAGAGCAACTTCTTTAACCAAGGTCATGGCAATAAGTTCTTTTATATATAAAAGAATTCACTTATTGCCTGGCACTACTATCTCACTATTTTTGAATTTATGAGCAAAGTATGAACGAAGTTCATCCAATGTACATAAACCAAAAGTATATCTGATAGCTTGGTTAAAGTCATATAACAATTTTCTCATTTTATAAGAAGAATAAATTCTTTTCTTCTTATAGGGAATTTTGTCATATAACAAACAGGCAAAGTCAAGAGCAGAATACCGACAACAGGCATACCTTTTTAAATAATCCATTAATTCTAATAAAACAATTTTAGGATTATTGAAATTATTTAATATACCTCTAAGTGGAATTCCAGTGATCTCCTTACCATCTTTGATCCATCTTTTTGCAAATTCATATGTATCTTTAGATACATGTGTTTTTGGAACAGATATATCAACCCCAAGTCTTGTCATAATAGTTACATATTTTTGGGCGACACGGTTATTTTTAATAACTATGTCATCACCTAGAATAATGTAATCATTAAATTGCCTAATACCACACGAATGTGCGGCATAAGCAACAACAAGATGATGGGTTATAGTAAAGGCTGCCCAGCTACTGTAAGCACCCATTGGTTGACCCACACTGTATCTTAAAGTACAGTTAAGGTCTTTAGAGTAAAAATCTCTATTAGCCAATAGGTTCGCCCAATTACTTGCATAATTACTATCATTATAAATATATGATAAT